CGTTGAGCCGCCCTGATCCGAAATCTCAGACAGCTTAGATGGCTCATATTCACCGGCCCGCTGACGCTTAGCCTTAAGCATGATGTCGCGGATAGGTGCCTTGGCGTCCCTCGCCACTTCCCAACAGGCGCGTAGATATGCGGCTAACCCCTGCAGTAAGGGGGCCTGTTGTCGATCATCAAGTTCCCGACGTGCCTTCTCTTCTTCGGTTTTCCGAAGCTCGTCGTTGCTGACAACCCTGAGAAGTGACAAACCAGCCATTCTACTTCTTCTTTTTTGCCACGTGCGCTTCGCTCAAGGCTATAGCAATAGCCTGTTTCTGCGACTTTACAACAGGACCGCCCTTGCCCGAGTGCAGGGTACCGCCCTTAAACTCGTGCATGACCTTCTGCACCTTCTTCTGGGCCTTGCTTGGGGGCTTCATGGCCTACTCCAATAGGGTTGTGAATGTTGCGGTCTTACCGGCCACACTGCAGAAGGACTCAGCCAACCAAAGTTGACCGAGGTCATCCCTAAAGAAGACGTATCCCGTGCGCATTAGTCGTGACACTTAATGAGGACATAGTTAAGGGTGGTACCCACCCCGGCGGTAGAAACCCGTGCCCGCATTAGGCTCCAAGATGCAGGGCCGACCGTTAAGGCAACCGTGCTACTCGCAACACCCGCAAGCGGGGCACCCGAAGCAACCCACGTCGCACCGCCATCATCCGAACCTTCAAGTTGAATACTTGGAGGTGAGGTCGCAACCGCACCAAGGCTGAGAAGAAGTTTGACGTTGTTGCCGGTATCAAGGGTATTGAATGTAACCGTTGTACTATTGAGCGTGTTGGGCACAAGAGTACGGTCGATCAACTGGCGAACTGGTGCCGGGTTGGTGTTGGTCTGCAGACGGTTAAGCGATCGTGTGAACGATGGCGTGGTACCACTGACAGTCTGCACGTAGCGGACGCGGTTGCCAGTTAGTGGCATCACAGGGCTATAATAGATACCCACCGCTGTGATGCGTGGGAAGTCATAAACCCGGAACCAGTTGGTACCGCCATCCATCGACTCTTCGACACCCACGTCAAGTGTTGGCGTCGTACCGGAAACAACCGTGACTGGAATGGCGACTGAGTAGGATGAACCAGCCGTTGGTGTGAAAGCAGCCGTAGTTGTGGTTGAAGTTAGTGCCGCCGATGCGATATCCGCAATGGAGTTCGGGATGCCCCAGTTTGCTGCCGTGACTGTACCGACCGTCGTGACCGTAGCGACTGTGGTAACAGTGGGGAGCGTACCACCCGAGATCACCATAGCCTGTGAGTTGGCTGTGCCGGGAGCCCGGATGCCTTGGATATAAACGGGTGTGTTGGCAAACCGCTCAACCGACAAGAACGAGATCGTCCATGTGGTGGTAGAGGCAGGTGCAGTAGCACCGTTATAATTCCAAACCCAGAGGTACAGATCGAGGTTGTCATCTGGGATGTTTTCAACCCGCGAGGCACGGGTCGTGACGTTCGGCGTGGTCGCCGTAGCGCGGAGCGTATCGGACAAGTAGCACTGGCGACCATCAAGCTCGGCCTGCAGGATCACACCGGGAGAAGCCGTGGTATTGATCGTGGCAACCGTATCAGCGTCGGCCCAACCGTTCCGCTGCGTCGTAAAGTTGACGTTGGTAGCCGTGGTGCCGGTCACAAGCATTTTGACGTGGCTGTGGCCGAACAGGGTCAGTGTGCAGCTACCCGAGGCTGGCCAACCAGCAACCGTGAAGGTAATGCTATTTGCGTCTGGGATCGAGGCGATGGCATATCGGCCGGGAACGCCTGCCGCACCGACGATCGCACCGAGGAACATGAACTGGCCGACATTCTGCGCGGTATAGCCGTGACCAACCTTCGTAACCGTGATCGACGTGGCAGAGTTGATTGTACAGGCCAGACCTTCACCGACCAGATCGCCAAGGATGACGTTTAGGTTCTGGTTAGCAATCCGCTGAGAGGCAACAATAGACACCCGCTGGCGCATCGAAGAGCGCCAAGCGACAGTCGATCGGGTCAGAAGCTCTGCGTTGACAGTCGTGCCGGTAACGATATTGAGCGCACCTGCCGCTTGGTTGTATGTCACACCCGTACCGACGGTCGGCGTAGTAAGCTGCGGAGCCATGACACTCGCGCCGACACCACTAAACGAGCAGTTCCAGATGTCCTGACCGACTACCCGCACAGGGTTAGCGGCCAACTGATTATCCGGCGTCGAGGTGAGCTTCGTCGCCATAAGCGTCGAGAACTCAGCAAGAGTAATGGGCCCAGAGACGGGCTGCGTAGCCTGCCAGAACGTACCCGTGACAGGCGTGGATGGCATCGAGGCGATGCTAACCTTGATCCTATCAGTGCCCGAGTCGTAGCCATCAGGGCGAACAAAGATGCGGCTTGTGCCCGTGTCATAGCCATCGGTGCGAACAAGTAACTTTCCAGTTACAGCGTCATAGCCATCAGGGCGGGTGAACACCCGACCAGTCGTGACGTCAAACCCTGCCTGCGCAGCAGCATGAACACCACCGGTCTCGATGGTCTTCATAATGACGTCAGCACCAGTGGCGTCTTTGATCGTGATATTATTAGCCATTACAGGGCCCCTGTGAACAGTAGGATATTAGCTGATTGTTGGAACTGGCCGAAGTCAAACCTACCGCGCAGTATAACAGCCGCGGTCGCAGCGCTAGTGGCATTGACGCTGCCCGATGAATTAGTCTCTGTCTGCCGTACAGTTAGCACAGCCCCGAGGTCAGCATAGACCGGGGTGTAGGCGCTTGTGGTCGCCCCACTGATAGGTGTTGCACCGCGGAACCACTGCCACGTCCGTGTCGGAGTGGGCGTCCCTGTGACCGTAGCGGCCAAAGCCGAAAGCGTCAGGCCAACCTCTGCAGCACCCAAGATCGTAGGCACACCCGTAATAACAGGTGCAGCAGCTTCAGGACCGGCACCACCAGTCCTCCGCCTACGAAGAAGAGTGATATTAGTTGGCACTCGATGACCCCCGTGGGATCATTACAATAGCAAGCGCTGTACCCACCCCACCCGAGATGCTCGGCCGGACATAGGCAGCGGATGTGGTGAACTCAGACAGCTTGCCAGCCGTCGCAGTGATTGCAGCCCCCTGCAGGTCAAGCAGTGGGAACCAATTCGTCCCATCGTTAGATACCTGCATGGAAATGGTGGCACCACCAAAAGTACCAGCCACTTGTACCGCCCCTGCGAGGCCGTACTGCGCATCCATGCGCCAAGCATCAAAGGTACTGGCCGCATCAACTGCAGCCCACACAACTCGTGGCAGGCCAAGGATAGCGGTATTTAGTGCGGGGGTGACAAGGGCCATAAACTCAGTTCCTGCTCATGCGGGAGTATGTTTGCAGCAAGCCTAGTAGTAATAGGTCCTTCGCGCAAGAAGAAATCCCTCCCCACCGACCACGGCAGGGAGGGACAAGGCTCTCACGCCAAACACAATAAGAGGACCACCACGCACTCTTAATGCCCAATCAGCCTACTACGTCCACCCACCAGCCGCAACCTTTTTCACTTCACGTTTTTGCCCTGTCTGCGAACCGACGGCAGAAGAGATGTGCAGCGCGGCGTACTGCAGCGCCTCGGCCACGTGACTGTGCTTGTTCTTATCAATCCCGCCATTCTTAGGGTGGTAGCGGTAGCCGCCAAGCATGGCCGCTTTTAACTGTGTGCATCGGCTGTCGAGCAGAAACGCTGCATCACCGTCGGCCTGTCTCATGAGGTAGTCATCCACGGCATTGAGCCGCGCCTGCACGTTATTCGTCCGCGCAGGCATCACCTTCAACCCCTCGGCCTTAATGATGTCCACAGCCGACCGCTCGTCGGTCTGCGCCCGCTGTGTCCCGGCCGGGTCAACAATGATGATAGCCGACATCCCCGAGAACTTCTCATAGAGCATGGGCTTGAGCACTGTGCGGATGAACCGCTGCACCCCCATGTCGAAGCTCACCGCTTCGGCCAACACAAGCATGCGCCCGCGTGGGTCCTGCTGAGTGAAGACCGCTGCAGGCGTAAGGCCAAGGTCCATCCCGATCACGATCGGCCGGGTACTGTGCAAAATCGGTTTAATACCCGTCTTGCTCATGTGATATTCAGGGTTGAAATACTTATAGATCGGCGTCCCCGCACCTGACAGGCCGTACTCACCGTCGATGAAGGTGCGGATATACTCGTCACTGCGCCCCTGCACGTCGTAATAGCCGTCAGGCAGGTTCTCAATGTTCTCCGCCCGCAGGCTGCGCCCCGACGGCTGCTTGAAGACATCCCACCCGTTATCATTCGCACTGACCCCATCTTCCGGGTCGAGGTGTTCCATCTGGTAGTACCACCACGTGTCCATGACAGGCGGGTTGGTGTCAGCCCACATCCCGTGCCACGTCGGCCCGCCGTCCTTCGAAGAGGGGAAGCGTCCAACACGCTTTGACATGGCGTCGATGATCTCCGAAGAGATGTCCCGGCACTCATTGAAGAAGGCAAAGGTCAGTTCGAGCGAGTTCAAGTTCGCCACGTCGTCCGCATCGTCAAGCGCCCGGAACATGATCTCACACTCGACGTCACCAACCTTAAAGAAGTATGTCTTTGTTGTGCGCATGAACCGGCCGCACTGCCCATCAGGGAACCAGTCGAGAAAGGTCTTGATGGTCGTATCGGAAAGCTGACGTACAGTCTGACGAACCACGGCGCAGCGCGTCTTGCGGATGCCTTTAGCGTTTGGAGCCTGCATAGATGCCCGGCGAATGATCTCAAAACAACTTGTCACAGACTTCCCGGAGCCCACTGGACCCATCAAAACGCGCATTTTGGCCTCCGAAAGCATGAATTTCTTGCCTGTCGGAGGGGGTACATAGTCGATTTGCAGCCCCATTAGTCGTCTCCATCGAGCATATTTTGGTCCTGATTGATGACTACAGGGGTCTCAATACCCCCTAAATTGATGGAAATAGTGACCCCACCACCCCCATTTTGGGCCTCAACAGACTCGTTTTTAGGCTCCAAACCGGCCCATTTGACCGTCGATTTGATCAAATCAGCCTTCACAGCGGCACTTACGTCCGGACTGTGGATCAATCCCCAAGATGTTGTCAGGAGTTCCTCCGCTTGGGCCCGGGCCTTGAGCTTGAAAGTCACACCTTTGGACTGGATTTCCCCGCGGTAGTCCTCCACGCGCCGTTGAAACACCGGATCAGCACCGAACTGCACGATGTCACTTGGCGTTATGTAATGTCGCTGCGCCACCTCAGCGATAGGCTCGCCACTACCCTCTAAAGTGAGCGCAATGTCGAACGCCAGCCTGTCTGTCCACTGAGTGGGGGCGTGTGCCGGAAGGTATGGCGTGGTGGGTAACATCTAAACCTCTGTAATATGTGCCCCACCACGGTAGTCGATAAGAAGCAACCCGGCCAGGTGGGTGTTAAGTATGACTTTTGCCCGCTTCCCACTTACCGCGCCGCCAAGTGAGGTATTCGCCCATTTCCTCCAGTGAGAAAAATGTGCGGACATATCTAACAGGG